ATTGTTAACAATCGTTAAATGCTGATCCTACTTCAGATCCAATAGTCTCTCCAACCTGTTGTCCTAATAGTAGCGCCCAACCACCTGCTAACCAACCGACATATGGAATAGTAGCAAGAGCAGGAGCAGCAACACCACTAGCGATTGCGGTTCCTGCCATTGCACCTTGTGAACGTGCTCCAGCGTCCGCGATCAAACACTCTACTTCTTTGGCAGACTTTCCCTCTTCTGTAGTCGCACCTCCACCAATGTTTCTGGTGCCATCCATGGTGAATTGATCACGACGGAATTCGTTTCTCTTCTCGGTTCCACCACCAAAGAATCCTCTCTTCTCTTTATCTAATGTCAAAGATTTGGTAGACTCTAGGACCTTAGGATCATTAGCACGATATTCAATTTCATATCCATCTTTTCCTGCCTTAATTTTATAAGACGAGTAAGGACCACGGGGAAGATTAAATGTAGGTGGTTGTTGAACAGGCGGTTCTGGTCGTCTAATTAAATAACCTATCAGTCCTATATGCGATAAAGCAAATACGGCACCAACACCAATTGCAACCTTTTTCAACAGAGTTGATTTTTGTTTAGGTTCTGGTGCTGGAATATAATCTTCCTTTTCGTGGTTGAATATACTCATGGTTAGAATGGTAATGCGGGTCCTGTAGTCTTAGGCAATTCAGGAACAGCACTATCTAACATACCAGGAAGTGCTTCCGTTACTGCTTTTGTGATCTCCTTTGTTGCCCTTGTTTTAGCGCCAGAGAGAATAGCATCTCTATTCATATAAACATATCCTGCAATTGCAACATTTACTCCTGCTACTAATCCAGCAAACAGGGCAATAACATTAATCAATTTTTGCATCTTTCTTGTCCTCTTTTGGTTTTTCTTCTTCCTTCTTCTTAGCAGGAACAACCCCGAAGGTAGCTAAAGTTCCAGTAAAGACTGAAGCAATAAAAGTTGGATCGATGTTTTTCTGAGGAATACCAGGAACAGTTACATAATTAAGGGTCAGAATTGCTGCTGACCAACCTAGAATAATAACACGCACCAGGGTAGATACCCCTTCATCAGCCCACTCAAACTTGTTTTCCTTTTTGGTTTCCTCTTTCTTTAATGGTGATTGTGCCATTTTAGACAGAGGTAAGGCCATCCTATTTATTTTATCAAGAATTTTAATAAACTTCATTTATTAAAAAGGCTAATAAAATATTCTGCATCTACAACAACTAGTGGTTTCTTATGATTCTTTTTCATAACAACTAATGGTTCATACTTACCACAATTTGCTTTTGCTTGTTCATAAGCTTCCCATACATTTAATTTCTCCACATTCTTACATTCAATACTATGTGGAAATTTCTCTCTAGCAGCTCTAGCCATAATAAGATCTTCCCCACCAGCACCCATACTTCTAGATTCAATATCTTCAGGATGAATATCTAATGCTTCAATTAATTTTTGTCTAACCCACTTCTGCAGATTCCTTCCCTTAGCTTTTGCACTCTGTGGTTTCATATTATAGATTTAATTATAAGCTATATATTTCCCTTTCAACCCTGGCAGTGTTATTTTACTGGGATATTAGCTGCTTGTCAAGTTCAGTCATCGTCTCGCTCCATACCATATTCTAACGCAAGCATTGTTATGAAAAGGAAAACAAACATAGTCAATACAATGCCTACCCATGGTGGTCCAAACAATATAGAATGAATAAGTACTGCAAAGACAGCACTGACTGATCCTAGGATAAAGAACAAGGCAACACTGTTAACAAAAGCATTACCAAATTTAGTCATGTTCAGTTTAGTCATAGATCTTTCTCCCATGGTGTTAGAAACATCCGTTTTCTTTTCTCTTCTAAGAAAAGAAGATCTTCTTTTCTTCTCCTGTCCCGCGCTGCTCTCTCCCGTTCAATGGATACCGCAATAAATTCTATAAATTCTTCTCGATCAGTCACGTTGCCTCCAGTCATCAGGTTTGTCTTGTTTGAACCAGTCTTGTATGTCATCCGCACCATCGAACCCTGTGCGGTAGTTTGAGGGGTCTGGGTCACCTAACCCCATGCGGTTCATGAAATCGTCCAGAGACCCCTCCTGGATGTCCTGGGCAGCGTGTCTACGAGCCTTGTTCAACCAGTCTCTAGCTGTCGTATGTCTCTTTGCAAGTTTCTCTGCCCAGATCATGTCATCAAGTTGTACTTCCTCCTTGTTTGCAATCTTCTTACAGATGAATTCGAGCCGTAGTCTGTATTGAGTAGATAGCATATCACTTTTCCGATAGATAGTTTTCTAATTGATTGATTCTGTCGAACTCCTGGTACGCTGCTTCAGAACGCACATGAAGAACATGTCGGATATCATTCATAATGATATCAGGATCAACATAGTCGTCAAGATACTTGTCAACCGCTTCTTTCAGGTATCTGTATCTATGCCATTCCTGTGAATAAGGTTTATAGTTCATGATAAAAATTCATACAATTTTATTTAGACACAAAAAAGGGAGCCTTACGGCTCCCTAATCCCACGGATCTGGTATTTCCATTTTATTGCTTGAAGTTGAAATGCGTCTGACAGACTTTGTGGACCTAGGTTTAGCAGAGTCCACTGTTTGTCTGTTAGTAGAGGATCTGCTATAGCGAGGGCCCTCCAACCACTCCCAAAATCTTTTGTCATAACTGGAAACCAGCGAACGTATCTTTCTTAACATCCTGCTTGATCCCTCCAATAACATAAGATTCGATTTCGGTCTCTTGTGGAGCATTCTGCATCATCTTAGAATTCAACCAGTGTTGAGTCCAAGGCAGAGGATTGTTTGACATAGGAGTATCAAAAATTGGTTTGAGACCAATCGACTTCATACGACGGTTAGCAATATACTCAACATAAGAATCAAGTAGTTTTGCATTTAGACCAATCATAGATCCGTCTTTGAACAGATATTCTGCCCATTCCTTTTCTTCTTCTACACAAGATCTAAACATATTATAAACATTCTCCTCTTCCTCTTGCATGATCTCCAACATCTCGGGATCATCACCATTCGACCAATTCTTAAGAATGTTCTGAGTGATTACCAAGTGTTGACTTTCATCACGAGCAATTAAAGAAATAATCTTTGCAGATCCTTCCATTAGTTTTAGTTCACCGAAAGCAAAAGTACATGCAAACGAAACATAGAAACGAATACCCTCAAGGATATTTACGTTTACAACTGCACGATACAGTTTACGTTTGAGTTCTTTAGATTCCCATTGAGCAGTTGGTGATCCTTTCCAATCTGGTTTCCACATGCTACCAGTATCATACTGATGAGCCATAGAGATTAACTCATCGTATGCTTTAGTGACAGTAGATGCACGACTTAGAATTTTATCATCATCAAGAATAGTATCAAATACCTCAGACGGATCTGAATAAACATTCTTGATGATGTAAGTATATGAGCGACTATGGATCATCTCCATAGTCTCCCAAATAGTCATGCAAGCTTCTAGTTCGGGTAGTGAGCAATAAGGGATAAAAGCCATCCCAGGACCGCGCCCTTGTACAGAATCCAGCATGATCTGGTATTTAAGATTGCTGGTAAAAATGTGCTTTTGTTCAGGGCGTAGTGTCTGATAGTCCGCACGGTCTTTCTGTAGTGATACTTCTTCTGGTCTCCAAAAATAACCCAATTGTTGTTGGGTCAACTTATCAAAAACAGGATACTTATAAGTATCATATCGTTGGACCCCAAGTGGGGCCCCAAAGAACATCGGTTGTTTTTTAAGATCAGTTTTATTAGAATTAAAAACTGTCATTCCTTCGATTGACTTTTTAGTATCCTTGATAAACTCCATGTAATTCTCCTTAGATCTTGCAGGATTCACAATCTTCTTCTTCCAATTGTGATAGTTGTTTGATTAACTGGTCGATTTCTTTAGAATTGTCTTCTGTATCTACATCCTTTTTAGCGTCGTAAGTGTTCTGATAATAAGATGTCTTCCAACCATACTTGTACGTAGTCAAGAGGTCTTGTGCCATAGATGAAACAGGAACTTCATTGTTCTCATAGTTTTCTGGATTATAACTCCAGTTACCAGAGATTGCCTGATCAAAGAATTTTTGCATCACAGCAACAATGTTAATATAACCACTGTTTGATTTCATATCCCAAAGAAGAGTATAGTTATTCTTCAGTGTAGAGTATGAAGGAACAATTTGCTTAAGAGGTCCTTTCTTTGATTTTTTAACGGACAAGTAGTCTCTAGGTGGTTCAATTCCGTTTGTGGCATTTGACACAACGGAACTGCTTTCCGAAGGCATTTGTGCGGACAACGTGCTATGCCGTAGTCCGTATTGTTTGATAGAAGACCGTAAAGAATCCCAGTCATTATTATACTCCGGCGTTACCAGTTCGTCAACGTCCTTCTTATATGTATCGATTGGAAGAATTCCATCAGAATACTTCGTTCTGAAAAATCCGCTACATGCACCCTTTTCTTTTGCAATTTCGTTAGAAGACTTCAAAAGATAGAATTGAAACGCTTCAGTGATCTTGTGGACCTCGCTGAGAGCTTCTTTATCACTGTACTTATAACCTTGTTTCGCCAAGTAATGAGCGAGACCGATAAAACCAACCCCAAGAGACCTACGATCTTTGGTACTACGTTCTGCAGCTTTAACTGGATAGTCTTGATAATCAATCAATTCTTCCAGACCACGAACAGAAAGATCACAAAGTTCTTCAAGTTCATCAACTTTCTTCAGTTTACCAACATTAACTGCAGAGAGAATACACAAAGCAATCTCACCAGATGCATCATCAATATGTTGGATTGGATCTGTAGGAAGTGTAATCTCTTGACAAAGGTTACTCATGTTCACCTTGTCCTTGAAGGACGAGTGTGAATTGCAGTGGTCGATGTTCATGATATAAAGACGACCAGTTTCAGCACGTTCTTTTAGGAGGTCCAGAAAGAGTTCTTGAGCTCCAATAGACTTGCGCGGCACTGACTCATCAGATTCATAACGAACATATAGTTCATCAAAGTTATCAGTCCCAAAAGCATCATACAGACCTGGTACATCGTGAGGGCTGAAGAGACTGATTTCTTCATTTTGAATAAAACGTTCGTAGAAAAGTTTAGAGATCTGGATGCTGTAGTCCAGTTTTCGGACACGGTTATCTTCCGTCCCTTTATTGTTTTTGAGTACAAGGATATCCTCTATTTCTTGGTGCCAGATTGGAAAGTGGACAGTTGCTGATCCACCTCGGATGCCATTTTGAGTGCAGCATCTGACAGTCGATTCAAACTTTTTGAGGAAAGGGACAACACCTGTATGTTGAACTTCTCCACCTCGGATTTTACTGTTGATGCCACGGATTCGACCTGCGTTGATACCGATTCCCGCCCTTTGTGCAACGTATTTGCCAATTGCCATATCAGAGCTAAAGATAGAATCGAGGGTGTCATCAACATCAACAAGAACACAGCTAGCAAATTGTCGAAGTGGAGTTCGCACTCCCGCCATGATAGGTGTGGGAATGTTGATTTTGTGTTTGCTGATTGCATTGTAATACCTACGAACGTAATCTAAACGAGTGTCCTCAGGATAATTCTGGAACAGTGTCGCAGCAATTAGAAGATACATGTACTGTGGTGTTTCGTAAACAGTACCAGAACTTCTATCCTGTACAAGATATTTATCTGTAACTTGACGAATTCCTGCATATGTAAACAGGAAGTCACGACCATGGTCAATCATTTTATCAATGACGTACCATTCAGCTTCAGAATATTTCTTATACAATTTTGGATCGTAAATACCACCAGAATTGTTCTTCAAATGTTCAGAAACATTTGGGAACCCAGTCTTCCAACTATCACCAAATACTTTTTTATAAAGACCAAATAGGAGAAGACGAGCAGCAACAAATTGATAATTAGGATTATCCAGTGTAATCAGATCACTTGCAGATCTAACTAGAATTTCCTGAATTTCATTTGTAGTAATACCATCGTAGAATTGAATACCAGAATTAATTTCTACTTGAGATGGAGAAACTCCCGCTAAACCGTCACATGCACAATCAACCATGGCATGAATTTTATCTAGATTAAGAGGTTCTAGATTACCATTTCGCTTCTGTACTTTTGTTCCGTTGGTCATACTTTTTTCCAGGTGTTCAGTTTAAGTTGTGCTTCTAGTCCTTGAAAGGTATTCGATTCTACCAGAGATTGAACGTCATGTCCAGCAAGTACCATGTCATTCAAATCCTTTTCAGCAATCTCTTTGGGGAAGATTACTACCTTAGCTCCCGTTTTAATCGTTGTCTCAATTCGATTAACGATCTCTCTGCTTCTCGGTTCGTTGTCGTAGGCGTATACAAACTGATAATCCAGAGTGCTGAGGTTAACATCGCTACCACACATAGCAATAGCATTGGTAAGGAAATGACTGTCGAAGGGTCCTTCTGTAACATAAACATCTCTCTTGGGGTTTACATTATCTAAACCATATACTTTTGGTTTAGATTCATCAAGCATGATAGTAATGTATCTAAGTTTGTCATTCGATAGTGATCTACCTTGAAATCCAAACATATTACCTTCTTCGTCCCTTAGAGGAATAATAATCCTAGGACCATCATATGTGATATCGGCAAACACTTGTTTACCAGTAATCTCATTGGTCCATTTTTTAAATTTGGGACAGTAGTAAAATTTATCTAAGTCTTTTATTTTTCGATTCTGTAAATACTGTCTTGCGAGATGTGTAGTATTTAGTTCCGAGATTTTCTCCAGATTTAAAGATTGAACTTTTTTGAATTTAGGTTTTTCAAATTCAAATTTTGGAGAAGCAGTTGTAGTTCCTTTACCAGTCAGACCGTTCTTATACCTCTCCATGACATACTGGTCATGGAGATTAATATCCATATCCTTAAGGAAGTTTGTAAGAGTTCTACCAACACCACAATTGTGACACTTGAAAACCATATCGGCTTTCATCCGAAAGAAAAACCCTCTTGCACGATTCTTGTTCTTCTTAGAATCGCCACAATAGGGACAACGAAAGTTATAGAGATAATCTTTTTTCTTTGTAAATTTTTCTAGTCTTGGTGAAACTGCATTGATGTATTTGAGATCAATGAAAGACATTAAGTGACTCGTACCTGTGGATCTATCATACTCGTTTTGCTGACTGGTGTCAACTGCAGACCGACCATGGGTAGAACTTGTAATACTGTCACAATGGCCAAGGCGCAACCACTCAACATAATCATAAACTTCTGATTTTCATTTACTTTATCTTGAAGTTTAGTTATTCTTTCATGCACAATACCAGTATCTTTCTCATGTGATTCCTTTAGATCTTCAATCATTTTAAGAATGAGTTGATCTGATCTTTCACTCTCATCCAATCTGTTCTCATGTCTTTCCAATACAATAGCAATTTTATTACTGTTATCAGAAATAGTTGTAACAGCACGTTCTAACTTATCCAACATTTCTTTGGATAGGTCCTCGTAAATATTCAACTTTGCTTCTAAAGTTTGTAACTTACCAAGACCGAATGCCATGTTTATGTCCTAGATTGTGCGAATGCTTTTACTTTTTCATATGCACTAGTCGAAGAATTAATAGACTTAATCATCTTAACTCTATTACTAGCATTTAAGTTTTGATATAGATTAACAATTTTTCCTGCTTCTGCTGGTTCAACGGGTTGTTTCGATCCATCATCAAACTGGACAGTACCAGTTCCACCAGCCATGGCAATCTTTTTCAGTTGATCAATAACTTTACCGCCACTTTCATACAATGCGAGAAGTTCCTCATCTAAAGGAGACATCTTTTGTTTCTTCTTTAACTTTCTATCTTCTCTCTGTTGTCTTCTCTTAAGAAGTTTATTTACAAATTCTCTGACATCTTTATGTCTACCATCATATTTCTTTTTCTTTTTTCTCACTGGTGGTTCATCTGGTGGTAACCCGGCAATGGCTCCACCAGAAGCATTATTGGCAGGAATACCACCAATAGAATCTTCCCACATGTCGTAGATGTCTTTCCTATCCATTATATTTTCTTAAGTTCCTCTAAACAATATTGATCTAATTGAACGCTTGGTATATCATTGATAGAAATCCTATCAATGAACACTAATATAGTTTTTAAAACAGACCAGTATTCCCTATCCATCTTATAAAACAATAAAGGAGTTCCGGCGTCACCGAAGATATTATATATGATAATAATGTGGTTCAACAAAAGATGTGTCTTGAGAATATTTCCCTTGACATATTTTTTCAATAATCGTTTAATGTACTTAAATTTTTTTAAGTCTTCATAAAAATCATCTCTTGTTGAACACTGAGGATTATCATAATTTTTTATAGCGAATAATATAAAATTATCGTCGTTCAACTCAGTAAATTTCATCTAGATCATGCAGTAACTACAGTAGCGGTATCGGAGATGACTTCAGCAGCACCATTGGAGGAGTTGATCTTAACTCTGTAGTCACCAGCATCAGACTCAGCATAGACAGCAACATCATAGGTTGGTTGATCAGCACCAACATTAACCCAACGTCTGCCAGACTTCTTCTGCCACTGATAGGTGAGAACGGAAGCATCAC